ATGTTTTGGAGAGCAATAACCCTTTTCGGAGGCGCAATAACTCCCAGAAAAAGCGCAATAACTATCGGGGAACGACCTTACATAGGTCGGGAAACGCAATAACTACGGGGGTCTCAGGCCGATTGTGCCAATTTTGTTCCAGATTCGAGGCCAAATGAGTCTGATTTGCGCGATCACGCGATGTATGTGTGCGCGAGCAGAGGGGGGGGCCGACCCCCTTTCGCCGATGGGATTTCCAGCCAATTTGACTCCCCGACACTAATACAACAGCGGCAAAATATGGAAACTTTGTCTCCTATATTAGACAAATTAATCAGCATCACAGGGAATAAACAGTATGCCAACAAAAAGCCAACGCCCCACAGCTTCAGCAAGCTCTCAAGAAGAGCAAACCCCACTGAATCCAAAGCCTGCCTTAAAAAAAGATGGCACTCCAAGAAAGACCTACACCAAGAAAGGATTCACCTCCAGCTATAAGCGCAAAGGTGTTGCTTACGGAAGCTCAAAACCCACCGCTGCAATGAAAGTAAACTCGACCTCCCACGACAAGCGAATGCTCGATGAAGCACACCGATCCCCACTCCACAAAACCTCCAGTAGCAAGACCAGAACCTACACTCTAGTTCCAGCAGACTACAAGCCAACCATCCTAACCACACCATCTCATCTGGCCCGACAACCAGAGCCAGTCACCGAAACAAAAGAACAGGTATACCTCGAATCGTTAAAGGCTGACAGACCAGACCCTATCGATCCTCAATGCTACAAAGTGGAGTTCCCAGAAGCCATGAAGCCAGAACAAGACGCTGAAGAAAAAGCCGCTCACGACTATTACCTTAATCACACAGCCGCCACCCGTGAAGCAGCTCGCCACACCGAAGCCAGACGCACCGAGGAAGCACTCACAGTTATGAATGCTCCCATCAATCACCTTCAGCCCAACGACATTGCCAACATGCGATCCCAAGTATTCGCTACAGTCGCCTCCCAGACCAACAAGATAGTTGGAGTCCTCAATGGAACCGAGCAATGGAACCCACAGCAAGTTCGCCTCTATGGAATGCTCCTCAACAAAGTCCTACCCGACCTCCACCATTCATACAGCGAAGTGGCACTCCAAGACTCAGACGTAAACAAGCTCACCCGAAAAGAGCTTGAGGACATCATCGCCTCTTCCAACAACACCACCGCTGCCCAAGACATAGTAGAAGAGGACTACCGCCCATCCTTTGACCACCTCCCTGATCCTTCTCCATCTGGCCCAGTCATCATCACCCAGACAGCAACCAACCAAAAACCAAAGAAGGCATAACCATGGTCTCTAAAGTAGAAGCAGCTCAACGCCTACTCACTCTCCAAGAAGCTGGTGAGTCCTTTGGTGCATTCTGCCGACTCCACCACCCCAAGTGGAAAGTGCCTATGTTCCACCACAAACTAATCGAAGCCCTAGACCGCCTAGAGAAAGGTACGCTCCTCTCTGACTTCAATGACGAGTGGGTAGTAATCGAACACAACCACAACAACCGAGCCACCCCAGCTCTCCAGAAAACCTATGCCCGACCCCTAACCACCCACACTGTCCACAACGTCATGATCAACATGCCGCCTCGTCACTCTAAGTCCAGTTACGCCACCCAGCTTTTCCCTAGCTACTACCTAGCCAGAAACCCAACGCGCTTCTCGATGACCGCCTCATACAACTCCCAACTGGCAACAGACTTTGGCCGACAGCAGCGACTATACCTCCAGCACGAAGAAACCAAGATGGTCTTTCCTGACTTTGCCCTAGCCAAAGACTCCCGTGCTCAAGATGTATTCCGCACCACAGAAGGAGGAGCTGCCTTCAACATCGGTATGGGTGCCACCACCTCTGGCCGACCTGCAACCCTGCTATCCATAGACGATCCAATCAAGTCCAGAAAGGAAGCCGACTCTGCCACCCAACGCCAAAAAGCATGGGACTACTACACCTCGGCACTCACCACCCGTCTCCAGCCAGAAACAAACGGAGAGCCACCCATCCAAATCGTCTGCTACACCCGATGGCACCCAGATGACCTTGGCTCTCGAATTATGCAAACCGAAGACTGGGCAGAAGGCCGTTGGCTCCACATTGTATTCCCTGCCATCATCCAAAAAGAGTCAGAGCACTCCCGACCAGTCAGCGAGCTGCCGCGCAGTGACTCTCGATACATCCCCAAAACAAAGATGCAAGAAGTAGACGAGCACTTACGCACCTATAAGCCAGTAATAGAATCTGCCCTCTGGCCGTCTCGATTCCCAATAGACGAACTCAAGCGCAAGCAGCGCATGAACCCAAGAGACTTCGCAGCCCTATACCTCCAGAACCCAAGAATAGAAGGCGGCAACTTAATCAAGCAGCAGTGGTGGAGACTCTACGATCCCAACAACATGAGAACCGATGACTACTCTCAGATTATCATTGTCCTCGATACAGCATTCAAGAAAACCCAGACCTCAGACTTCACTGTCGCCATGACCATGGGCATCACCAGAAATGGTGACATCTATATCATCGATGTAATTAAAGGTCGGTGGGACTTCCCCGAACTCAAGGCCCAATCCATAGCTCTGAACAACAAGTGGCGAGGCAGGGGGCTTCGTGCGCTCTATGTAGAAGATAAGGCCAGTGGCCAAAGCCTCATCCAAGAACTCAGGCGCGAGTCAGGTGTCTCAGTCATCGCCCACAAGGTAGTCCATGACAAGGTTTCTCGCGTACACGCGATCACCCCACTCATAGAATCTGGCCGAGTCCACCTTCCCAAAGATGCGCCATGGTTTGATGACTTCATCGAAGAGACCCTTTCATTCCCAAGCGGAACCCACGATGACCAAGTGGACGCGATGAGCATGGGACTCGACATTCTATCTCGAACCACCATCAACCCAGATCAAGCATTTGGGATGCTCTCAGGCCAAGGGTCGCTCAATAGTAATGCGGCCTATGGCCAAGAAGACAGTCGAAGCACATCAAACAAAGGCCAATCTTCATGGTACGGATGGGGAGAGTGACAGGACGACCCAACCCCGTTAATCACCCAGAATCAACAAAGAAACAAACAGTAGACCAAGTGAACAATAAACAAAGGTGACTTATGGGGTGGGGCGGTTCTAACATCACAACCAGTATTAAGACAATCTCCCAAGGCGCGATGACTGATGAAGAGATTGCAGCCATGTCGCCTTCCCAGCGTAATACCTACTTATCCAAGATAAGCAAGGCATCCAACAATCGTCTTTCCGCAACACAAGCGTCCTCTCCAAGTACGAGTCACGCACGATACAACTCACAGGGCTAACCGCAGAAATGAGCTACTACAAGTCTGGCATGGCTGATGACAGTGAAGTCATCATTGACCTATCAAGGCACATGGATGCGCTTATGTCCTATGATGACATATCCGACCTCCTCTCCGAGGATGACGAGAAAAAACTCTGCGCCTACGTTCAAGCTATGGGCCGCATGTCCCACGAGAAAGTCTCACAGCGTTACGCCCAATGGAAGCGTGCAGACGAAGCTCACGACATCTATGTGCCGCCTGACGCAACAAAGTTCCGCGAAAAAGCAGTCATAGCAGACACAAGAGCCATAGCCGACACTGTAATGACTTACCTCATGTCAGCTCTGGCTGGTCGTAACCCCATGTTTCAGCTAGAAGGGCTAGACCGCGAATCGCGTCAGTCTTCAGCCATCCTAGAACGCTTGATGCACCAGCACATGCGTAGAACAGCAGGCGAGGCTGGCATAGCCCAACACTTATTAGACAGCATCCGTTATGGCTACGCCCCAACGAAAGTGATCTGGAACCCGAACACGAACACTAACGACATCATCAACTACAACCCAAGGCGCACCTTTCATGACCCTCGCGTCAATTGGGGTGACTGGGATCAAATGCAGTTCGTGATCTTTGTGGACTACAAATCAACCAACCAGCTCCTGTCCACCAATCAGTACAAGAAGCTGCACAAGTACCCAGCACTTCGCAGCTCCTCGATTGGCACAAAGTCTGGCTGGGAGATACACCAAGATCACCACCAGTCTGCCCAAGGCATGACAGTTCGGCCTAACGATGTACAAGGCGAGAGTGGTTATTCTCTCAGTGGCGCACGCACCACTGATGAAGTATGGGTGCGCCTAAACGGATTTGAGGTTGGCCTCCCCCAGCTCAACCAACTGTGGATGGTAATGACTATCCTAGATGAATCAGTCGTCATTCGATGCCAGCTATCCCCATACGGACAGCAGTTCCCAGCCGTATTTGGTGGACTCCACAACGACAAACACAAGACCTACTCGCAATCCCTCTACGACCTAATGCTTCCTCTCCATGACATCGGCTCTTGGTTACTACGCAGCAGAATAGACAACGTGCAGGCAACCCTAAACAACCTGATCTTTGCTGACCCGACCCAAGTTAACATCAGCGACCTAATAGATCGAAACCCATGGGGATTAGTCCGAACCCTTCCTGGAGTCAAGCCCTCCGATGGCATCCATATCGCCTCCGTACCAGACGTAACCAGCTCCCATTGGAACGATATGGCTGGCATCTCCGAGATGAAGCAGCGCCTTTCCGCAGCCAGTGATGCACAACAAGGACTTCCCACTAGTGATGGGATTCGTTCCGCAACAGAAATCCAGCGTCTCACTCAACTTGGCTCTCAACGACTTGGTGTTTTAGCAAGGGTAATGTCTGCCACATCTATCCGTCCAATGGCCAGAATGATGATCGGAAACCTACAAGACGCTCTCGAACTTAACGGCAGCTTGCGCGTAGACGCAACCGACCAGTCCACTCTAATCTCCCAAAAAGTAAAAGATGGCTACATCGATTACACCAGCAAAGACATCCAAGGCAGCATCGACTACCTCGTGGTAGATGGCACGCTGCCAGTTGAACCCACACGCTCCCCAGAAACTTGGATGAACATGATCCAAGTGATGACCAATACGGGCCTCAACATGGAATACAAGATGCCCAAAATAGCCGAAGAAGCCATTCGCTCCATGGGCATCTCTGACCTTGAGCAGTTCAAAATCTCAGAAGAAGAACGCAACCAAGGCCCAACGCCCTCCCAACAGATGGCACTCCTAGAGAAAGCCAGAGGTGCATCAGTCCAAACGGAAGAGCAAGTTATGTCGGAAGTCCAAAAGGGCAACTTAATCCCAATGTCTCAGAAGGGCAGATAGCTAACTCAAGGACGACCACGCAGCCCTCAAGAGTAAGAATACATAAAACATTGAGGGTTCCGCATGATTACTAAAACATCTCTTCTGGCCAGTACAGTCGCACCCGAAATTCGTGGGTACATTGACGCATCCATAAAGGAAGTGGAAGAGGCTCACTCAAGAGAACTCAAATCTCTCCAGCAGTCCAGTGACGCAAAGCACAATCAACTCCTCGAAGAAATCTCCATCGTCAGGGCTAGCCTTAATACTGTCAACGGCATTATTGCGAACGACCCTTCCCACCGAATCACCAAGGCGAGCTTAATTAGAATCGCAAAGGAGCTAGGTCTATGAGCATCACCCGTCCAATAGGTGAGCAGCTCACCTTTAAGTCAGCCAAGACAGGCGACCACATCTTAGACACATACTTGGAGGCAGTTGAACGTGGAACAAGAACCCTATCAGAAATTATCGATGAACTCATCGACTCCAGTGGCAACTTACGCACAGATATTTTTGAGTTTCGTGAAGCGCCACTTGCAGCAGATGGTACACGAAGCGGCATTTTACAAGCCAGAGTCGGCACTTTTATTGATGATTCTGAGGGATGGACTAATGTATCGTCAGCCAACTTCGCCACGTTTGTCACAGATTGCCAAGCGGCACAGGCCGCAGCCGAAACAGCAGAGACCAATGTAACAGAAGACCTCGCTCTAACTAACGCTGACGTTGTTCTCACCCATGCCGATGTAGAATTAACTCGCGCAGACGTAATTTTAACTAACGCAGATGTAACTCTTACACACGTTGACGTTGTTCTAGTGGGCGCTGATAAGGTACAAACTGGATTAGATCGTGCAGCAGTTGCCGCTGACTTACTATTAACAAACGCTGACGTTGTAATGGCAGAGGCTGACAAGGTTCAAACTGGACTTGATCGAGTTGCGACTAACGCAGATGTGGTATTAACCAACGCAGATGTAGTGTTAACTCACGCAGACGTAGTGTTAACTCATGCAGATGTAATCCTAGCAGAAGCCGACAAGGTACAAACTGGACTAGATCGCATTTCCACTGCGGCTGATAAAGTGTCCACTCATGCAGACGTAGTTCTCGCAGAGGCAGATAAAGTTCAGACTGGTTTAGATCGAGTTGCTACAGGAAATGATAAAACAGCAACCAATGCAGATGTAGTTCTTACCAACCAAGATGTAGTTTTAGCTGAAGCCGCCAAAGTTCAGACAGGTATAGACCGCGCTAATACAGCAGCAGATGTA